ATATTTGACAATAGGTTTGAGTGTTTTCTAACACATGAGCAACTAAAAGCATTCAAGGACAGTTTATGAAACTAACATCAATGATTGAAAAAGAAGAACACTTAGTAGAAGAGAAACTACGCTTTTACCGCATGGTAAATGGCTTGCTTGCGGGTGCGTTCTTCCTAGGCTGTGCCATAGCAGTTTATAAAATAGTAGGATTGTTCATATAATGGCAGTTAAAGAAGGCACAAAGATAGTTCATGGCTTGATTGTGGGACGCAATCAAGTCGTAGTGCCACCTGAAGAAGTTGAAGATCTGGCCGCATTAGGTTGCACTAATACAGACATTTCTAATTGGTTTGGTATAGATGACAGCACATTAACATACAACTTTAAGCAGGAACTGATAAAAGGGCGAGAGAACTTAAAGATATCATTACGCAGAGCAATGTTAAAAAATGCCTGTGTAAATTTAAATGCCGCAGTGCAGATCTTCCTAGCTAAGAACATGTTGGGCATGAGTGACAATGGTATGGTCAATGATGGCAGTAAAGTTCTACCATTCACAGATGATGAAGATGACAAACCCACTGAAGAACAACTGGATGATATGCGTGAAGAATATAAAGAACTAAATGCCGCTGAGTAAAGCACAGCGTCTTATCGCGGACGCACCATTTAGATTTCGTGTTGCTTGCTGTGGAAGAAGATTCGGTAAGACGCATTTAGCATTGCGAGAAATTGCTAAGTTTGCCAGCAAGCCAGATCAAAAAGTAATTTATGTTGCTCCTACGTATAGAATGGCAAAAAACATTTTATGGAAAAAACTTCGCAAAAAACTTATTAGTCTAAATTGGGTGCGTAAAGTAAATGAAACTGAACTTACGCTGGAACTTGTTAATGGCAGTGAGATACAACTCAAAGGTGCTGATAATTATGATTCACTTAGAGGAACAGGCAACGACTTTATTGTCTTAGACGAAATCGCTGACATGCATCCAGAAGCATGGTATGAAGTCTTAAGACCTACACTTAGTGACACTGGTGGACACGCATTATTCCTAGGCACACCCAAGGGTATGAATCATTTTAAGGATTTGTTTGACAACGCACAAACAAAAAGTAATTGGGTAAGTTTTCAATTTACTACATTGGATGGTGGCAATGTGCCGGAAGAAGAAATAGAAGCCGCTAGGCAAGACTTGGATGCTAGAACATTCAAACAAGAATATGAGGCAACATTTGAGAACTTCAGTGGCATTGTTGCCTATGCTTTTGGTCAACACAATATTAAACCAGCAGAAGATGTAAACGCATATGAACAACTAATACTGGGCACTGACTTCAATGTCTCACCAATGAGTTGTTGTGTCATGAGACGCACTAAAGATGGATTACATTGTATAGATGAAATAGTTTTATATAGTAGTAATACTAATGAGCTAATAGATGAGATACGCAATAGATATCCAAAGAATTCTATTACAATATATCCCGACCCTGCAGGCGTTCAACGCAAGACTTCAGCAAATGGCAACACAGACATTAAGTTATTAGAGAACGCTGGCTTTACTGTGCGTTATCATAGACAGCATCCTTTAGTTAAAGATAGGATAAACTCTGCTAACAGTTTGTTCTTCCTGCGTGATAATAACACAACTAAATTCTACGTAGATCCAAAGTGTAAGCACACAATAAAAAGCCTACAGCAATTTTGCTATAAAGAAGGCACACAGATACCAGATAAGGACAGTGGATTTGATCATATGTTTGACGCACTAACATATGCCATTCAATATCTATTCCCTATCAACAAAGAGACACAGCTAATTGCTCCGCAAAGATTCGGTCATCAATTAGCATAAATACATTACTAATATTGGAGCCTAAAACATGGCAGAGTTACAAACATTTCAAAATGCCTATTTGCAGGCAACAGCAGGCAACATAACTTACAGTCGTAATCAACTGCGCTGGAAGTTCTTACTTGATTCATACACAGGCGGCCAGGCCTACCGTGAAGGTGCTTACCTACAGCGTTACGCATTGGAAAGCGATACACAATACGCAGTTAGATTAAACAATACACCCCTAGACAATCAATGTCGCAGTTTAATTTCATTGTATATCAGTTTCTTGTTTAGACAAAAGCCAGAGCGTGAATTTGGTAGTTTAGAAAACAACTTTACCATTGACGATATCTGTGAAGACGCTGACCTAGATGGACGCAGTATGGATGCGTTCATGAAAGAAGTAGCAACATGGAGCTCAGTGTTTGGACATGTATGGATCTGCGTAGCCAAACCTGATGTAGGCGCGATTACCATGGCAGATGAACAAGCAATGAATGCCAGACCTTATTTGTCAATGTATAATCCACTAGCAGTTACAGACTGGCGTTGGGCCCGTCAGCCTAATGGCGGTTATCAATTAGAATATATCAAGTATGTTGAAGAAGTAAATGGCACTGAAACCGTTGTTCGTGAATGGACCTATGATACTATCACAACTTATAACTTAGACACACAACAAGAGCGTGTCACAGATATGACAGTGGAAACAAACGGCCTAGGCTATCTACCTTTTGTCTGTGCTTATGCTGAACGCAGTCCTGTGCGTGGCCTAGGAAACAGTTTAGTAGATGACATTGCAGACCAACAGCGTATGATATACAATGAACTCAGCGAAGTCTATGACAGCATTAGATTAGATACTCACCCGTCACTTGTTGCCACAGCAGGCACAAACGCACAAGGTGCGGCAGCAGGACAAGTCATCACCATGGAAGAGAATCTAGATCCAAACTTAAAGCCTTATGTCTTACAATTTGAAGGTGGCCAGATAGATAAGATTTATACTTCAATCAACAATCGCAAAAAGATGATTGACAGCATGGGTAATGTTGGCGCAGTTCGCGTAACAGAAACTCGTGAGATGAGTGGCATTGCCATTGAAACAGAATTCCAATTGCTAAACGCAAAACTAAGTTCTATTGCCGATAACCTAGAACTAGCAGAAGAACAAATATGGACTATCATTTATACATACATGGGTGCTACATGGGATGGTGAAATTAAATATCCTGATAACTTTGCACTACACAATACAGACAATGAACTAAGTCAATTAAAGACTGCCAGTGAGATTATTCAAGATCCTGTTAAGCGAGCATTGATTGAAAACGCTGTCATGGAAACTATTGACATTGAACAGCCAGAACACGAACTAGAAGAACAATTGGCAGAACAACAAGGCGTGCCCGGTCCCGATGAAGAAGAGATAACAAGAACCTACGAAGATGGCACACCTATAAGTCCTGAGCTACCGGCGGCATATGAGCCAGCAACCGGTGAAGAAAATTGTAAGAACTGTGGATACTATCTAGAAGGTTTATGCACACGTTGGAACAACGCACCAGTTAAAGCCGCATGGTGGTGTGCTGCCTGGGAACCAATGAGCGAATAATGGCAACTTATCGTCCTACCGAACAAATGGCATTAGCCGCACGCCGAGGATTGAAAATGCGTGAAGAATCAAGTCCCAGTGCTCGTGGTGGCACAGCAGTAGGACTTGCCCGTGCTAATCAATTTGCTAAAAGACAACAAGTAAGTCTAGATGTTGTTAAAAGAACATTTAGTTTTCTAAGCCGTGCTAAAGTTTATTACAAGCCAGGAGAGAATACTCCAGGCACACAAGCATACTTGTTATGGGGTGGACCCTCGGGACTAGCATGGGCTAGGAACATTTTAGCGCAAATAAAAGAATAAAAAAGTATAAATACATTATGGGCAAACTATTTGCCAAACAATTACTCTTAAAGAGGCGAGGACTACGATGACCCAACAAGAAACATCGGCAACAGAAGGCACTGATACTTCTCAAAATGAAATTCAGGCAACAGAGAAAACTTTTACGCAGGCAGAAGTAAATGCTATTCTAGCAAAGACCAAAAGTCAGTTAGAAAAGAAATATGTCAGCAAGTATGAAGAACTTGGAGATCCAGATCAACTTAGACAAATCGTCTCGGAACATCAAAAGATTCAACAAGAACAACAACTCAAGCGTGGAGAGTTTGATCGTGTTATTCAAGAATTAGCAGCCAAGAAGGATGCAGAAATTCAAAAAAGGGATAGAGTAATAGAAAGTTTCAAAGTAGAAACTCCAATAGTAGATGCCGCGGCTCGTTATCGTGCTGTAAATCCTGAACAAGTTAAAGCATTGATTCGTAATCAAGTTAGACTAAGTCCAGAAGGTGAAGTTGAAGTATTAGATGACAAAGGTGTTGTTCGCTATGATGACAGCGGGAAACCCGTGAGTGTAGATAGTTTTGTTCAGTCATGGCTGCAAAGCAATCCACATTTTGTGTCAGCGGCACCTGCCACAACTAATACTCGTAGCAATGTCACAGGCGCAACTACTAAGAAAGTTGATATGTCAAAACTTGATATGAAAAATCCTGAGCACAGAAAAATCTACGCTGACTATCGTAAGACA